ATGTCTGGTTTTTATCGAACCAATTTGGGAAGAGTTGCGCTTCAACAACGTAATATTACGTTAAATGCAAAACAAAGACGTTTACTTCTATTAATAGACCATGAAGATTTTCAAAGTCTCGATACTGAGTTTAAAAAGCGGATCGCCCCACCAGAACTGATACAACAGCTCATTGACTTAAAACTAATTGCACCTTCTAATGAAAATTATTCAGAGTTACCTGAACAAATATCTCCCCAAGAGTCATCTATAACAACTAAAGAAATACATCAAAAAAATGTTGATGAGAATAAAAGTAATGATTTAGTTGGAGAAATTCAGGTTCCTCAATCAACTTCTGCGCCTTCTTCAAATATTGAAAATAACCAACCACGCATTCCAGTTCAACAGCTATCTTTTGAAGAAATACAACTATTAATGAAACAAAGCTTAAGCCAATACTGTGGCCTTATGGCAAAGCCACTTATTCAAAAAATAGAGCAAATAAAAACACTTCAAGAACTTAAAATGTGCCAAATGCAATGGATTACCAGTTTGCAGGAATCACGCATTCCTCCTCATGAGCTAGCACATACGCTCCATTCTATTAATTATTCAATTCAGCTTATTCAGCAACGCATCTAAAATAGAACAAGCTGCTGTTTAATTAAGCATTAAACTCACTTGGTACGTATTTCGTGCTTTACCTACCGGTGTTTTTTTCCTATGATGTGCCCCACACATGTGCGCTCGTAGCTCAGTTGGATAGAGTACAGGTTTCCGAAGCCTGGGGTCGTGGGTTCGATCCCCGCCGGGCGCACCAATTCATTATATTAAATCAACTACTTAACTATATTTTGGCGTAGATTTGGCGTAATGCGCTTTTTATCCACAGGTTTTTGACCTAATTTTGCTTCTTATCAAAGGTCCATCTTTTGCCATTGTAAGTCACAGTGCCATCTAAATTAATGGTCAACTCTTTTAATGAGTAGTCATAGATTTTAAGAACATTCCCGTTCTTATCTAAATCAGCGGGTAGATTGCAAGTATTTTCCATCCTGCCCGCTTCCGAAACCATGATCATGACTTGCGACATCACAAAGCTCTCACACAAATCGAGACATTCACATTACTATTAATTGTGTGAGCTGTGCAACCTGAGAATAGGAGGCACAGCAGTGTGATGATTGATGCAACTTTAGTGCGTTTACACATATAAGTTACTTCTTTAAAAAGAGTGCTCGTTCTGCTTCTCGGCGACGAACTAGGCCCTTCATAACCTTGCCACCTGCTTTGTTCCAAACTAGGAATTGATCGGCAGCGCCTTGGTAGTCGCCTTTATTAAGCAACTTGAGCAATGTTGAGCCCTTAAAAGCACCTGAACCAATGTTGTAGGTCAAAGAGACTAATGCATCAAATTGATTTTGAGTTATGGGAACTGTCACAGATTCATTTACAGTCTTTTCAAATTTAGCTAAGTCGTGTTTAAAATAGGCTTTAGCTTGCTCAGGTGTGCAAATGTCACCTTGCTTAACCTTCACACCATTTGGATAAACTGTTGTGCCAGTACCAATGGTCCAAACCCCTACACCATCATCGTAAGCATTGAATCGCGTGCCTTCAAATCCTGAGATTAGGTCAACACCAACATCACTTGTAGTTTTTCCACCTGGTGCAAGTTTTTCGACCACTTTATTTAGATCGTCTACTTGCGCCTGTGTAAGCTTGCCGCCTGCAATTACTCGGGCAGCATCGAAGAATGGTTTAGTTGTCATTGGATTCACCTTTCTTTTTCTCTAACTCAGAGCTACCAAAATAAAAGCCACATGCAGTTGTCATAGCCCCTGCAATAAAACCCAATGCCGTATTAATCAGATTGCTATTTTCACGTGGCATATCCACAAAAAATAAAGCAATCACTAAAACAAACATCAGTCCCACTAATGCGAAAGCTAGATAAGCTCTTGTATTTTCACTGTTCATCGTCCTGCTTTCTCCAATCGTGATACTTTCTCTTTAATTAAAGACTGGTCTTGGCTTAATTGAATAATTGAAGAACCAACCCAAGCACATAAAGAAAATACGATGCCTGCAAATATTCCCAGCAATACACGTAGCACAGAAATTCCACCATCTTGCGCTGCTGTGCGGTTTTCTAAATTGGCGACTTTGATATCCAATGTATCGATATCTTTTTTGTTCTGTTCGCTAGTCTCTTTGTGTGCTTCATTAATAAAAGTCAGTCGAGTAACATGATCTGACAACATGCGAATATCACTCTGAATGGAGTCGATTTTCTTTTCAAATCTCAACCCGTATGATTCATTTTCAGTCATGCCTTCCCCCTTTCGTTTAGGCAATAAAAAAGCACCCGGTTGGGTGCTGTTACTTTTTCATTTCAATAACACTTAACGTTCTCGAAGTAATCATAAAGTTGCTTCTTGATTCCACATTTAATGGAATATTAACGCCCTCCTGTCGAGCAAATCCTGCTTTAAGTGTGTAGGTAACATTGCCAATAGTACTGTTATCATCAATAGCTGAAACGATAACCGCAGTCCCGTTGAAATTGACATTAATAGTACCAGTTTCAAGATTTGCACCTAATGAACCCCGTCCAATTAAATTTCCATTCCGATATATAGAAATATAAAAAGAAGCCATGGCCCTGTCATTTGCTGCAATTGGATTACCTCGTCCGTCACTTACACTAAAAGCGCCAAAAGTAGGTGTGCAAATATTTACTGAAGCATCAATTCTAACTTTTCCACCACTTCTATTTAACGTTACTTGTAAAAGTGTACCTATATGATTTTCCCACGCTGATAGGTGGTTGTTAAAATCATTATTAGGCTGTCCACTTGTAACTCCACCTGCAAAAGTAGTGATAGTCTTTACATCAATTGCTTTTACACCTATTGGAACTGTTACAGCTTCATCTTTAATTTTTAAAGTATCAATTGCGCCATCTTCAATATTCGCAGTTTTGACTTTAATTGTCCCCAAGTCTGCACTAATAACGCTTAAGTTTTCAGCCCAGATTCGATTGGCATTGATATATCCAAAACTACCATTATCGACATACAAACCACGCGGAATAACAGTACCGTTTGGCAAAGTCACAGGCTTATTTTGCAATGTCATTAAGGGTTTTGGCTCAATACCATCTATACCCACTGGAGTACCAAATTGAATACGGTCATAGTTAAAAATGAAAGTTGAAGTAGTTCCATCATTCATTGATCCATGGCCTGAAACATGACCATTTACATCGAACTTAGTAAACTGCTGAGCATAGATGCCATCTACACTTTCAGTGACATTTTGAATAGACGCACTATTCTCACCGACTTTTGTTTGCAACGTTTCCGTTACTTTTATCGTTGAAGAAATAGCACTAGCATTTGCATTGATTTGTTGCTGAAACAAAGCATTGCTCTCATTCATTTGTGCAGAAACTTGATCTGTACGTTTAGATTGAGCCAAATCCCCTTCGATGCGTGCTGACTGTTCAGACCAAACGCCAGCATAACCGCCATCATTACCAATTAAGTCTGATTCAGAGCCAATTAAAGGTGGATTTAACTGAGCATAAACACCGTCAATACGGGTAGTCTGAGCTATGATCTTGTTATCAACATCTTTAATGTCTGACTTAACTTGAACAATGTCACCCGTAGTGGCTTTGTCTTTCAACTCAATATTGATGTTCTTGATAGCTTCAATGTTTGCTGACGATTGATCGACACCCAGTTTTGCAGTATCTCGAACTGCCGCAAGAGCACTATCATTGCTGGCAATATAGTTATCAACCTTTTGGACTGTAACCTTATCGCCATCAATGCGCGCTTGCACTTCTTGCCGTGTATAAGCTTGTAAATCCCCCAATTCTGCAGTGGTCGAATCAACTCGCTTACTTACAGCAAGATCACCTTCAATACGCGCCGATTGCTCTGACCAGACACCCGCATAACCTCCTTCATTACCTACCAATTCAGATTCTGAACCAATCAAAGGCGGGTTGAGTTGAGCGTAAACACCGTCAATACGAGTTGTTTGAGCAGTGATCTTATTATCAACGTCTCTCACATCAGATTTGACTTGCTCCAGTGCACCAGTGCTTGCCTTGCCCCCCAAATCGACTTTAATAGACTGGATCTGCTCTGCATTGGCAGCTGATTGAGAAGCTGCTGCACTCGATTGAGATAATGCGGTTGCTGCATTCGTTTTCGCTTCATTCGCATTAGCTGCTGCACCATTTGCCGTATTAACTGCATTACTTGCAGTTGAACTTGCTGCAGATGCTTCTGCATGTGCTTGTTGTGCAATCGATGCCGCTGAATCAGCTTGTGATACGGCTATTTCGGCTTTGCTTATCGCACTTGCTGCATTCTGCTTTGCTTCACTTGCATCTGTTGCAGCTATATTCACACGACTGTCGAGTGCAGTTAAAGCCTGAGCATTACTTTCAGACTTAGACACGGCTGATTCAGCACTTTGTCGAACATTCGCAAGAGCCTGATCATTACTTGCACTGTAATCAGTTAGAGCTTTAGCAATAACTTTGTCGCCCTCAATACGCGCAATTTGCTCTGAATTGATACTTGCTGCATTATCATTTACAGAAACAATAACTTGATCTGTACGTTTTGCTTGTAATAAATCTCCTTCTTGTACAGCAGATAAAATTGACCAGACACCCGCATAACCACCATCATTGCCGATTAATTCAGATTCTGAGCCAATCAACGCTGGTTTAGTTACGACCTCAACACCTGTTACACGTTCAGCCAATGCTTTATCTGCATCAATTCGCGCATTACTTTCATTTGTAACTAGTGCGCGAGTTTGAACATCATTTTCAACTGACTCAGCTCTCACTGTTTCAATTAATAATGCATTTGCAGAGTCAGCATCAGCACGGGCTATTGCTTCCTGTTGTATTGCTGCTGCATTATCGCCAGCTTGTGCAACCACAGTATCAATTCTTTGACCCAATGCACTATCAGCATCAGTTCTTGCCTTTTCCTCACGTTGAATTGCGGCTGCATTATCTGAAGAACTAGCACTAACCGCTTCAATTCTCTGAGAGAGATGTTCATCACCTTCAATACGCTCTTCTTTTTCAGAAGTAATAGCCGTATCACGCAACTTTGCTTCTGCAAGAATTGCAGCTTCACGTGCCTTTTGTTCTGAAAAATCAGCATTAATCCTGTCTTGAACTTCCTGAGCTATCAACTGATTTGTTGAATCAATATCTTTGATTCGCGCATCGCGTTCTAACGTAAGGTTATTGTTTGCTTGATCTACAGCCTGCTGAACAGAGTCTTTACGGTCTTTAACTTCTTGCGAAATTTGGTCTTTGGTATTCTTGATGTCCTGCTTAATCTCAGGAATCTGAACATCAATAGTCTCAATTTGATCAATCTTAGTTTTTAAATCCTGACTAAGTTGTGTTTCACTGATTTGATCATTCAAGAGCTCAAGAACATCTGTAGCATCGGCAGAAGTTGTCGCATGAGTCCAGTTTGACCACGGCCCAATATTTCCGATTCTATCAATCAAGCGGCCACGATAAAATTGAGTCAGATTTGGCTGCAAACCTTGAATCGTATGAGTCGTTGTTGGATAAGCGAATAAGCCCAATTGAGCAATGTTGCTTGTTCCATCTGGTGAAACTTGAATCTCGGTATAAGCCGTATCAAGTGCGCCAGTTGCAGGAAAACCCCAATTTAGGCGCATACCAAACAAAATACCTGTTGCTTGGATAAATGCCAATTTTGGAGGTAAACCTTGCTTTCCAGAGAGTTCAGTCAAAGTTGAATAAACTGGTAAAGAAGCTATCTCAAAAGCTGAAATCGCTGTTACTCGTGCTTGATATTGACCCGCATAAATACCTGGTACTTCGACTGAGTTGTTGCCGGTTATTGGAAGCTTAATCCAACTGCCGTCATCTTTACGCCATTCAACCAGATACTTAACCGCACCTTTTGCTTGCGTCCAAGACACAACCATGGTGGCAACATTAATACCTTGATCCACCCGATCTTCGCTTGTAATAACAATATTTGAAACTGGTTCTTGAATTGTTGGGTTCACAATCGAAATCGGAACCTCATCAAAATAAGCACCCTTGTCAATGGCATCGAACTTGGCTGGATTATATTGAAGTGCAGTAACTGAAAATTGATGACTTTCGTCTTGAGTAATCGAGATCACTCGAAACTTCATTGTTGCTAAATCTTGGGCATCTATAACCCATACATTTTGAGCGGCAATAGCATCAAACTCATGAGTAACAGTAACCACTCGACCCGAGATCGATTGAACAATTCGAGTTTGAGCTTTGCCATCCTCGCCATTAATAATCAGCCTGTCACCGGCAACTGCGACCACATCATCACGGTCAAGCGTAATGCTTTTACGATCTGCTGAAATAGCTGATACACGACCACCATTTGCACGACCTGCAAATAAAGGATCAGCAACTTCAATCACTTTCCCCGGCAATGGTATATAACCGTCCAGACCAACCTTGAAAGACACAGTACGTGTTTCAAGTTGCTCAGACTTTAATGCCCACCAGCCTGCTCGCTGCGCTTGTCCTCGCGAAGTGCATCCCCATGCGTCAAGCTCAAGAATACGAACTTGGCCCGCTTCAGCAATTGCTTTCTCATCGCGAACAAACTCATATTCGGTTTTGTAGTGATTAGCCGGGTTATCCCATGCAATTTTTACAACATTGTGCCTGTCTCGAGCACGAGTACCTGCATATTCAAAATTGCCATCAATAACATTAGCCCGGGTATAAGTGAAGTAAGTATCTTGAGGAATATCCGCATCACAAATAATGCTATTGCCATCCCAAAATGTGATGGCACGGAATACACCTGCTAACTTAGTTAAAATTTCAAAGGCACCTTCGGCACTCTGAAGATAAACGTTACAAGTAAAGCGTGGTTCTTGACCGCCCAACCCATCCGGCACCATTTGGTCACAGTATTGTGCTAAACGATATAAAGACCACTTATCAACCATTAGCGGGGTTAAGCGGTCACCCAAAGCATAACGGTCTACTGTGCATATATCGTAATATATCCAAGCCGGGTTATTAGAATATGCCTCTTTGAAAGTACCGTCCCACATTCCAACATACTGACGTGTAACCGGATTATAATTTGTAGGGACTTTTAGGATTCTCCCCTTCGCATCCATTGCAACTTTAGCAACGTTTCCAAAAGTCTCAGCATCATACTGAAGACCCAATAATGCTGTATTTGGATAGCGTAATTTCGCATCGATCACTTCTGTTACAGCTGCAATATACATCTTGTCGCTGACATACTCTGAAGTTGAGTTCGGAGTAAGTCTGCGAACTCGAATTAGCCAACCTGAGTCAGCTCGAGGTAAATCAATCCGATGAGCACGTTCATAATTTGCAGATGTTTTATCTGAAATTTTGGTTTTTAGTACTTCAGTCCAGACACCACCATCAATCTGTAAATCAATTGCGTATTCGATTGTTACGCCAGATACGTCACCATTTGTAGCATTCTGAGTACGTAAAGGTCCCCATTTTAAGCGCAGACGAACTGCGTCAAGATCAAGATTACTAAAAGCGCGGACCCACGGTGTTTCAGACTTCAGCTCCACATCGATAGCAGTTTCATTTTCTACTGCAGGAAAACCTTCAATGTATTCCTGATCATTAGTACCATTTCTAAAATCAACTTTTACATTTTCAAAGTTAAGGCTTCCATCTGCATTCTGAAGTGGAGTTTCTTCTAAATAAATTGACTGAAGCCCATTAGCTAATCCTTCAATCTCGCCTTCAGCCAAGCCATATAGAACCTTGATAAAGGTTTTAGATTGTGCAGAATCTGGTGAAATGACAGGTTGTCGTTGTTTTTTACTGCCTTTTTTTGCGCCTACTACTGCATTCATAAGAAATCTCACGCAATAAAAAAGGCGCTTTAAGCGCCTATTAAATAATTAAAATCTACATCTGATCTTCAGGATATTGACCTGCGCTCACAATGAAGCCGCCGATTTCCCGTTGACCATAAAGAATTGGAACAGGATTACCTTGTGCAACCGTTGTTACGGCTCCGCCAAAGCCCTTATTTGCTCTATTGCCGTCTTGGTTTTGATCTTGAGTCGTATCAACCTTCGGCATAAGCATCATAGCCACACCACCAAGCATCATTCCAATACCAGAGCCAATCAGAGCAGCTCCTAGTGGGGCTCCACCGCCCAATGTGCCTACAGTTACTAAAACCCCCACCACGACCATCACAGCACCTAATACAGTCTGTAATATTCCATTACCGCCTGCACCAACTACACGTGGAACAATATGAATAACCTCAGCTTCAGTATTCATGTCTAGCTGCTCTTCACCGATGTTATCGCCGGTAATGAGCCGCTTAGTTTCGTGGTCATAAATCGCTGGACGTTTCTTGCCTCGCTTATTACTCGAGTTCTTTCCTTTTAGAAACACGGCAAAGCGTAGGCCCTGCTCATGTGCATGCAACATAAAGTGTTCAAAGCCAGCGATCTGAACGGATAAAGCACGCATGGCTTCACGTGTATTTGCGACATCGAGCTTAAATTCACGACCAAACTTTTGGCCCAAGATGCCGTACAACTTAATTGTTTTTAACATCTCTATGCCTCAAGATTTTTACAGTACGTTCACTCCACTGCTGGCCATAAATTTCGCGTACTGACTTTCTGTTATATGGATGATGCAGAATTAAGCTTGAACCTATGCATTGCTCAGTTTGCTCCGATTTAAGCTGTCCATTATCACCCAGCCAAACAACCGCATGATTAGGATGCTCGGTACGCCCAACACGACAAACAAGCATATCGCCATACCGCGGTGTATCAACTTCATAGAAGCCTGCTTTTTCGTAATTCTCAAGGTAAAGTGATGGATGATCTTTATCTTCCCACCATGCATCTTTACGCTCGAAATCCATCAGTTCTACGCCCAATTCACGACTATAAAAATCACGAATCAGTGCATAGCAATCTTGCCACCCATGAAAATAATTACGCCCCACTAAAGGGGCGCGATAACCAAATGGTTCATAAACTTGAAAATCCAGATCCGGATATGAACAAATTACCCACGGCTTTTGATGTAATTCAATTTGAATTAAGTCTAGTTCTGAGGCTCTTGTAGTTCCGTCAGGGTGTGAATGCACATACGCTAATATCTCGCCCTGGTCTTCTGCTATAGCTAAATCTTCTGGATGGATTTCGAATTGATCAGAGTTTTTAGAAATATTGCGACAAGGAATATATTGCTTATCAATAATCACCCCACAGCACTCGTGTGGATAGCATTCATCCGCATGGGCCATGATTGCTTTTTTAAGTTTTGCTGTAAGCTTCATTTAGAAAAACCCCTTACAGTTTCCACATTTTGTGCACTTCCGCTGCTTTTGAGTTGGATAAGTAAGATATACTTTACCTGTTGGTTCAAAAAACCCACCACAAGGGCAGCTAAATTTAATTAAATAAGCTTTTTTCTCTTTAATCTTTCTTAATCTTAGAATGACAAAGTGAACCGCATAGCTTAGAAAATGAATGATTAGCGTCCCTACCATCCCATAAATTATTCCAAGTAAGATATTCATAAAACCTCACAATAAACTTGATGCAGGGAACCCGCCAAAAGGCAATGGCTTATTTTCACCAAATCGCAAGCGGCAAGACCGCAGGCGCCCACCACATCGATCTAAAGCTGGATCATTGGTAGGCTCATCTTTATCGGTGAACATTGCTACACCTGTGTAACCACACTCTTCGCCGCGATACTTCCCCATCATGCACCAATGGCATAATGATGTAATTTGACGTACAGGAATTTTCAACCCTTCAAAATCGATTGGGTTTGAAAGCTCAAAAGTTACTTGCTGGGCGTTTTCAGATGTTTTTTGCTCGATATACCAAAGCTGCTCTTTAAACTCATTGGAAGCAGTTGGATTGCCTTCTGTGAAGTTTTCAGCATCTAAGTATTTAGCAAGTGTCGTAATGACTTTAAGCTTAGCCCCAGCAAAGTCTTTAAACTGCAAACAGTAAGCAGACACAGCATTTTGAATGCCGTTAATATTGTTCGCCATGCTTAAAGTGGGTGCTGAAGCTTTACCATCTGATCGCATTTCAAGACCAGATACTTCAAGTGCCATCGGCTCAAAAACTTGTCCTTGCCAAATAATATTGCGGTTCCATACTTTTTGATCGCCAGCATCAAAAACTTTGCCAATGCTGCCAGAGTCGGCACCGATCAGACCACTTGAACCAATTGAAGAGTAGATTTTCTCCCAGTCTTGAAAAGAAATATGCCCGTGAAAACGCAAGATGCCAGCACCTAAGCCGCTGGCATCTAGTTCATACAAATGGATTAATCCATCGACATACAGCTTCTGGAAATCACTATTCAGGGTCATAAGTCACCTCGTCATAGATTGGATTTCCATCTTTGTCTAAGACTGGCACATCATCAAAAACAGGATTTCCATCACTATCAACTGCTTGAACCCATTCAAAAACTGGCTCACCATTTTCATTAATGACTGGTTGATTCGACAAAATAGGCGTACCGTTTTGATCAGTTTGAATGTGGGTTACTGGCTTTTTATAGTTCTTACCATCCACAATTACAGCTTTTCCTTCATCATCAAATAAATCTTCGTATTTAGTGATATAGGTCAATTGCGGTGCATATTTTACTTGCTGGACCATACGCGGTTGTTTTTCAGTACGTGGAATTTTTCTGACGATTGTCTTCTTGATACTGTTTAAACGAATATCAATCCAGCGCGGCTCACCATTTGCATTGTTCGGAATATCGATTGGTGCATCAAGATTTGCAACTATATCGCCCTCATCATTTAGCTTTTTCTTGAATGTCTTAATTTCAAGATCACCATTTTCCAATGTCTGATATTCAACTGCACAAATCTTATTGCCATGAGTGTCTGTAGGAATTTCAATCCACCAGCCTTCTTTAGCGAATCCAGAAGAACCTTTAACTAAATAATGACCAATACCCAACTTCTCAAAAGCAAGAGGTTGTTCAGCGGCTTCATCGTTAGGTTCAATTTTATCTGCAAATAGCTTAACAATCGGAGATGCTGACTTGATGAAACCATTTGCATCCACAGTTGTATTTTTTGATGACAAGATTTTACGCCATGGCTGAAAAGTATTTACATTCCAGTTTGCAGATCTAATATAAAAATCAGAGTTATGCGTTATGCTTAATTGTGCACAAGCATCAGTTGAATCGTTAATATCTAAATTAATAATTGCTTGCGAATTGCTATCGGGATAATCTCCAGCACTTGAAATATTAGCTCCATTATTTTGCCAGTACAAAGCATTACCAACTCCCCTCAATGTTGATAATTTTTGAGTTCCAAGTCGAATTGATTTTCCCAAACCAAATGCACCAACTTCCATCACATTCCCAGCAGCAGTACCCACATATCGGCTAGCTGCATGAGTGTTGTTTGTAAAGTTTTCATTCATTTTTGCGCCAGTAGAGCGGAATGTATCTCCACCTGCGCCAGTTGGTGCCGTACCTAAATTTACTGTTTGAATGGTCATTTTCTTACTCGCATAAAAAAAGCCCCAGCGAGTGGGGCATGAAAATTATTAAGAATTAGGTGACGGGCACAACTCCGTCTTGTGTGCATGCCGTAGTTTCTTGCATGAGGTCACGACATTAGGAGAAAATTGTATACCAATAGGCTTTTGTTTTTGATCGGGTCAAGAAGTAGTAAAGCCCCCACTTTTTAGCAAGATCTTGCTTGCTTTTACCTGTATATTTTACACATAGCTTAATGAATATATCGGTTGAAAAATGCTTCATTTTGATTTCCTTTGGATGATAAAAAAGGACGCAAATGCGTCCTTTTGTTGAGAATGGATAATTTAAGCTAATTGATCACCAATAAATTTAGCTTTTACTTGAATAACCACACCTGGTATTGCTTCAGTATTACCAACTAAATCATAGCCAGTATCAGTAGGTTTAACCTCTAAAATTAATTCGTAATCACTGATATCACCAAATACAGATACAACATTCCTATCATGTTGTTTTGCATTTAATTTGAGAAGATTGTTTTCAACCCTGCCACGGTATGTAAATCCATAATCTCCACCATTGACCACTCCATCTTTTACCACCACCGTACCCTCACCAAAATCTTGGATAGTGCTTTTGAATTTCACAAAGTAAATTCCGTCTCTCATTTTAACCTCATGCATTAATCGCTGAAAATTCAGCCATTTGATAGTAGGGCATTGATGGTCAAAAGTTAAGAGTCATCAGGGGTAAAAAACTTGGGTGAATGTTGTTGAGATTTGCCAAACATCACCGCCCAAACAGCGTGGTTGATATTCTCCAGCTTTAACTCTAACTTCACCGTCTAAAGGCGAATCCCAAAGAAACGAGTCAGCTCCTTTATGGTCATCAAAGAATGCTTTGATTTGCATAATTTCGGCTTTATAAGCCGTTCTTTGATAAGTCCATTCACCAGATCGGTTATTGATACCTACAGCAATGTTTTGTTCATAACCGTCACCAAATTTGCTTGATAACGTATTAAAGCGCTGAGTATTACTATTTCCGTCTAAGTCGCATTCGAAAGTGAATTTACGATTACTCATGATTATTTCTCACAAAAAAAGCCCGCATTAAGCGAGCTTTTAAGGACCATAACTAAAGTATGACCAGATTAATAAAACTATACCGCAATTAACGGAAAAGTGGAAACATCATTCTGATCCCTTGAAATCATTAACATGCATGCTGAATTGTCGATTCACATGGCGAACGATATCCGAATCATCACTATGACCTTCATTTTTAAGATTTTGAATGTAAGTGTTTTTTGATTCTTCAGTAAATTTCAAGTAATCATCAAGATCAATAATTTCTTTTTGTGCCAAATAAGACACTAGGTTTCCAACTAATGAGTTAATCACCTCATCACCATCAAAACCAAGTTGAATAAGCTTATCAATCCAAGCAAGTTTATCTTTACTATTTTCTTGACTCATCTTTTCCTCTAAATAAAAAGCATAATAAGTATAAATAAGTTATCAGGTTAAACTGGTCTCATCTACCGTGAACCTCTGACAATTTTATACAATACCCCACCTTGCATACTCTCTCGTCTAGCCCAGCTGTTCATCATACTGTTAAGACTTTGAGCAATTTCCTTCTGCCCTTGCGTATCAACTTGGGCAGAACCATCATTTGTAAAAGTAATGGTTTGACTGATACTAATATCACCAGAAGGTTTGGTATTAGTATTATTGGAGTTAATCGCATCAAACTGTCTAGTCTCCCTTCTCGTAGCAATCGCATCAGATTGATTATTAGAAACGTACCCACCGTTAGCATAACCGCTTGGTTTACTTTGACGCATGCTTTCAACAACGCTAACACCACCCCAGCGTTTGATATCTTCTTGCGACCAAACAACCTCACCTTTATGCACAATCCCTGCTGGAGTGTGTTTAAGGCCGTTCCCTGTATAACCACCGTCTGCAAATCCTTGCGGAGTTGCTGCTTGAATAAGAGATACAAACGTACCTGATTTAATTGTCGCGATCGCCGCTGCTGCTGCTTTTTGGTACCAAGTACCTGGCTCATTTGCATAAGCATCTGAAGCAGCTTTCCACATGTTCATACCAGCCTGCGCCAAAGCAAATGCTCGCTGACTTTCATAAAGAATGCGGTATGCACTTGATGACTCACCAAGCATATTTTTAAACATGCCAGCTAATGCCCCTGTAACATTAGCTCCATAACCTAATTGAAGACTCATTGAATCGTTTTGATATGTCGATTCAATCAGTTTCAGGCGCTCAAAGTGTTCTTTCATGATTTGTTCACGTTGTGCATTCAGAGCCACCATATCTGCATTTGGATCTTTAGCTTGAATATCGAGTGCAGCTACTTGAGTATTTGCTAAATTTAAAGATTGAGCCCTCCGATCAGTACGTGATTGGTTTAGCTGGTATTGTTGACTATTACCAGTCATATCAGCTTTAGTCTGATCCCAATTTTTACTAGATTGAAAAGCCTTATCTAGAATCTCTAAACGTTCTTGCGCCTTAGATAAAGATAGGCGTTCCCGTCGCTCTTCTTCATCCTTAGTAGTTAATTCAATCTGTTCCCGTTCAATACGATACCTCTCCTTAATGGCATCAACTTCTGAATACAAGAACTGTCTGGCCTGAAATAGACGCTGTTCCTGAGCTAGTTTTAATAACCCTAACTCTTGCTGTTTTTGCAATTTCAGGCCATCTAAAGCAACCTTTCTTTGATCTTCAGAGAGTTTGCCTTCAGCAACTAATCGCAAGGAATTAGTTTCATATGTGTACTCAAGTTTTTTTTCTTCAGTCCACTCATGGCCATTTACTTCAAAATCAAATTGTTTTTGAGCCAATTGATCTTGCGCATCAAAACGCTCTTTGATTTTTGGGATTAAATTTGATTGACCTAAAATGGTTGCTTTGTTGATTTCCTCCTCACGTTTTTTGCTTCTAGCAACTGTTTCTGAGTCATATGTTGCCTGTAGCTGCTTAACTTCCTCAAGAGTTTTAGCACGTGCCTTATATGCTTCATCTTCAAACTTTGAAAGATCTCCAATTGCTTTGGAGGCTGCATCAGGACTAGCACCTAAAATCTTATTCAGTTGATTAAAGTAAGAGTCTTGTTTGGCTAGATGCTGTGACGCTTTCTCTTTGCCTAGTTTCTTGCCTTCATAATCCCAGCCAATCAAGTTTTTCCCAATGATTTTTTCTAGACTTCTATAGTCTAAATCATCATTAAGCAGAGCATTTTTAGATTTGCTGTAGCTTTTGTTGGTCATAACCTCTTGCAACAAAAACTTTGCTTGCGCATCTAGCGCATCTTGCGTTTGTTGGATCTGTCCTTTCTTATCTAAAACGCCCTGCCCCTGTAAAGTTTGCATTAATTTTGTTGAGCGACCCTTTTGCCAAGATATAAATCCTGTATTGGTATAGCCGTTATTCGCATCTTTATGGCTCCCAAACATTGCCTCATTTCTAAAATCATTCTCTCTACCAACTTGTGCTGTTAATACGCGAGCTTGCTTATCTCCTAAACCAGCATTACGGAAGGACTGATATACGCGAAGCATATTTCTTACTTGCTCATTATTCCCTGCGAGCAATACCGCTTGCTTTGTTAGCTCTTTAGTTTGCTTACGCTCGGCATCATTTAGGGCATCCTTTTTATCTTTAAGTACATCAAGGGCCTTTTGAGCTTGTGCAACTAAATCCATCTCCTCTTTAGTGACAATTGCAGTAGTGCCAGGAGGAGCAACAGCCTGTTTAGCTTTTTGCAGCTCAATGATTTTCTTGACAGTTTCTTCACTGTAGCCAAGATTTAATAAAGCCAACTCTTCATTGGAGTTAAGAACTTCTGAACGAAGACTTTCGAAATAACCTTTTTGCGCTTTAGCTGCACGATCGGCTGCGTTAGCATTACCATGTAGCTCATCCGTATTACTCTTTACTTGTACTGCTGCATTTTGTGCCTTATTGCCAGCAAGACTAACTTCAACACCGAATATTTTGAGCTTTTCTGCAGACAAACTTGCTTTAGATGAGTTTTCATCATATTGGGCAGCTTGCTTTTTAAGATTTTCATACAGATCGGTAGGCAGTTTAATTTTATTTAAACGTTCAATGGCTTCCGAATAACTGATTGTTCCAGTTCTTGCATCTTGTGAAATCTTTTCAACCTCTTTATTTCCTCGTGCATAGTTTTCGATATCAATTAAAGCTGCACCAACCGCGAATGAGGATTTTTGTAGTGCTTCATTTTGAGCCTTGAACGCTGTAGTTAAATCATTAACGGCTTTTGCCTTATCATTGCCAGATAATTTTTTTAAAGCTTCATCTGTTCTTTCAGCAACTTTTGCCTGTTCTTCAAGTTTCTGGGTAGCTTTTGCAGCCTTATCTTGGAAATACATATAGCCAGCCGCCAAAGCCGTAATTCCAAGTGTAATTGCACCTATCGGTCCACCCACTAGACCTAAAGCTCTACTACCTAAAGTGGCTACTGTAGTTAATCGAGATTGAGCTACCGAATAAGCTGTTGTCGCAATGGTTGCTTCTTTTACAGCAATATTATGGGCAACTTCAGCAGCGGTTAGTCTTTGGATCGCTGCTGCACGTGCATTTGCACTCAATGCTGCATTATATTCTGCTCGAGCCAAACCTACCTCTGTGAGAGTTAATGCAGCGGATTGTCTTGCTCGCATTGCTTCTACACCTAGTAACTGTACTTGTGATTGTGCCTCTGCAAAATTAGCTGCTCTTTGTTGAGCTGAAGCAACGATACTTGCTTGAACGGCGACTGTTTTAGTTAAGATAGACTTTGTTATTAAGCCAATTCCAACAACTATTGCACCATCAATGATGACATTTAAATTATTGCCAAGTAACTGAATGCCACCAGCTAAAGTTTGTGCTGCTCCCGATCCTTTCCCAGCTTCACCAACAAACTTTGTGACTTGATTATTAAGAAGTGTCAGAGACTGCCCGATAGTAATATCGGTTTTAGCGAATAATGCATCAACATCATTCTGAACATTTTTAAGTGCTTTAACAATTTCTTGTGAAGTAATTTTCCCTTCAGCCGCAACGGAACGCAATTCACCAACAGTAATACCCATACCCTGCGCAATTGCTTTTGCTAAAGCTGGTGTTTGCTCCATGACAGAATTTAATTCTTCGCCACGCAAAGTACCACTTGCTAAAGCTTGTCCAAACTGTACTAAAGCAGCATCTGCAGCTTGAGCACTGGCACCACTAATCGCTACTGCTTTGGAGACAGTTTCAGTTAAGCGAGCGGTGTCATCCATAGTCAAATTCAACGTTTTAGCATTGTCACTAAAGCGCTGGTAAACCTGTAAAACTGAATCCCAAGCTGAATAAGTTTTTTGAGCAATATTGAAAGTATCTTCAGTTGCTTTATTTAGTTCAGTTTGATTTTTGGTAACAAGCTTTAGACGGTTTTGAAGGCCAGTATAAGCATCCATTTTTGAAACAGCTTCACCCGCCGTAACTAACCCAGCCATATAACCTGCAAGTGACCGCGTTGCTACTGACAAACCGTCCATGGACTTAGAAGCGAATTCCCCTTTACGTTCTATACTATCGAGCTCATTGCCTAGATTTCGTGCATTACGTTCAGCATTTTTTGAATCTATGACAATTACTAAACGAGATTCTTGTGCCATATCACTTTTCTCCAGGCAACAAAAAACCCACTCAATGAGTGGGTTTTTAAATAACTAAACTTTTAATGCTTTAGGAAATATAATCCCGAAAGCACCTTATTCCTTAATCTTTTTCATCAAAGCAGTTAAAGTTTTAACTGGTTCACTTGCTTGTCCTTTCTCAGAATAAAATGAACCTTCTCGATAACCTTTAGAAACTGTAACAATTCTGAATTTTACATTTTTAGTATTTAGAATTTTATCTATGTAAGACTTCGGCAAAACTACTACGCCGACAGATTTCCATAATGATCCACCCATATGCACTGTTTTAGTTGAATCAACTGAAACTTTAAAATTCTGAATTTCACCATCTACATTAAAGGAAATACTTTCAATTAAAGAAGATATGTCGCCAAGGCTAAATGTTAATCCAATATTTTCCGGATCTGCGCTTGTCCACACCCCACCAAATGCAACTGAACTTAAAACTGTTGGCTTATCATATACGTAAACACCATATTCTTTAACGCTACATGTAGTCCTATTATCAAAGCCACTAACCTTACATTCAGGATCATACTTGTCTTTTGCAAGAATTTGAGTAGAAACTATTAAGCTTAAAATTATTAATAATATTTTTCTCATGAAAATATCCACCAAAATTAATGGGTAAAATTTAACAGTTCAAAGAATTAAAAACTACCCTTCAAATTTCTTAATATTTAGTCATTAGATACATTTAATAGACCAAGCTTGTTTATAAAACTTAATCACAGCCTCAAAATCTCTCAAAAGCACTTCTTCTGAATATTGATGTGGAGAAAGCTTAAGTAGTGCTGGCATATAGTGATTTTTGTAGACTTCAGGATATGTCTTACACAATATCTCTCGCTTCTCATCATTTGGTACATCATGATTATTTAATGCATCAAGCATCTTATCTATTTCTTGTTTTGAATTTAGATATTCCTCTTCAACTGAAGGAGGGAGTGGTTGTATTTCAACTTGTTTAGTGCAGCTAATTAAAACCACTAATAAAATAGAGCACCCCAATGTATATAAAAGTTTTGCTAACATATTCTTAAATCTTATAATTAATTGTTTCTATTATATATTTTTTAGATATTAAAAAGCCACTCGATTGAGTGGCTTCACTACATTAAGCATGTAATAGCTTTTCAGCACCAGCGGCCAAAAATGCTGATCGAGTTTTAAATCTTTTATCTTTACCTACGTTATCATCAATCTTCCGAATTAAACGGCTAGGTAAAGTTACATTGATTTTTTCCGGCTTACCTAAATAACGGCTGACATCAACTTCAGTAACTGCCCAGATCATACCTCTATAATCTTCTTGGTCAATAAACTTACTGACATCCGATGCTAATGGAATTTCTTCTCCATCTTCAGCAAGAATTTCTAAGTGGCCAGAAATTGCCTCTTTAACGTTCTCGATAGCTTCGCCTAATGTATCGCCTGCGCTAAAACATCCTGGAATATCTGGAACGGTGACACCAAAGGCTTCAGTGTCGATACCTCTCTCAATAGCAATTGGATACAACATTGCACTCACCTCATGTACAAAATCGTACTGCGAAATAGGACTATATGAGTCTGATTGAAGCGGGTCAATTTAGACCCGCTTGCTTCAAAATGCTTTTAACAGTTCCGCTTGGTAAATCCTTTTTAGGATGTGGGATGGTAACTAATCCCCTTTTGTTTGGGTGCTTGAAGTGATGATGACTTCCTGAAACCCTAACTTGATACCAACCGTCTGCTTCAATCATTTTGATTAAATCCAGACTTTTCACACCGTCCCCTTATTAACTTGATGGTGCAATTATAACCCTAGAGTTATTTTTAGTAAATACCTCTAGAGTTATTTTTTAGAATTGTTCGTTTTTTTATGTGCCTCATCTAGAAAGAGATTATCAATTGCAAAAATACAATCATTAAAGATGTCTCTTTCTACTGGCAATTCATAGTGCTCACAGTATGCAGAGATGGCAGAAATATCCAAAGAAAGCGGAATACCCTGCTCATATCGTCTAGATCGCGAAATAACGTTATATGCTGAGAGAATAGCATTTGATGTATATGAATACTCGGGTTTCTCTATGACATTAGCATTTTGAAGATTTAAGGCTTTTGCGATCGCTGTCTGCTTCGCGTTGTAGTCGCTCGCTTCTTCTTCTGAGTTGAACTTGCACCAGTTGTAGAGTTGGAGGACTTTCCCACGACTTCATCCTTATATGAATCAGCTTCTTTCTGGATATCTTCAGCTTCTTGCTTTACGTATAGCCAAATTGAAATGCCAATATCGCCCATGTTAAGAAGCTTCGTCGCATTTTCTGGTGAATACTCAGGTTCAGTTTCAACCACTTCACCGCCGTCTTTCATTTCTTCAAAGATGACCCCTTTCCAGTCTTCTATTAGATGACATGCAGCAGCTTCGAGAAGCAATTCATGATAAAGCTTGTCATCTTTACCAGCCTTACTGACATCAAAACCTTTTGAGGTAATCTGATTATTCGCCCGCTCTAATGACACTTGATAGGGCTTATATCCAGATCCACGAATTTTAAATTCAGCGAGCACATTCCCTTCCGTGTCCGTATATTCTCGCCATTTACTGACAGTTTTGCTTGTTTGAATGGTTACTTTTAAAGCCATTTTCTACTCCAAAAAAAGCAGCCCTTAGGCTGCCATCAGTAAAATTAAATTAAGGATTTGAGTTTGGTGCCGGTGCTGGAATACGGGTAATTGTCGGTGCTTCTTCTACAACTTTATATTCAAATGATGCGTTTAAAATATCGCTGTTCCCACCACTCGGTAATGGAGCTGTAATTTCAGCTTTAGGAATAAAAATTTCGTAAGAATTACCCAGTGTGTCTGTAATTGGGACCTTCAAAGAAATTGTAGTATTGGTGAACTGTTTTTCGTACATGTCTGAAGTATTACGTGACCATGCAGCTGTGAATGAACCTGTACCAGCTGCAAGTGTTTCTAAAATCGCTCGGGCATTGATTCCTTCCCCCAGACATTTCTGCAACTTCATTGTGTTATCCCATTTGAATGAGAATTGGGTTAAGCAAGAGATTCCTGCTTGAGATACCCCATCCAGTAAGATTTCCCCAACCGATACATTAGAAAGCTTTGGACTATTATCAGCTGGAGTTACTGCACCAGCGGGTGGTGTTGAAAAGTTAGTTCGACCTAAAGCCATTAGGCCAAATGCCATCGAAATTAAGCCTGCTTCAGGAATTTCAATACTAAAGGTATTTACATGACAACCACGGAAAACGTGGTAATCATTTACGTCTTCAAAGCCGCGAAGTACTGAAAATGTTTGGCGGAGTGCCCCACCAAAAGTAAGTACATTGGATGACCAACTATTAAAAGCCGCTGCTGCCATTAAATCTTGCACAAGTTGGCTGTATTTAGCTTCGCACTTTAATTCACCAGCATATTCTGCGCCTGTAATCATTGATGAGCGAGCAATTCGCCCACTAGTGATAGACTTTGACTCTTCTTTAGAAACTGTGGCATCTAAGCCATTATCTGTAAATTCAAAAGTTGTCCGAGCAAACGGTGTCGGTGTTACACCTACCGTTGTTTCTCTTGCGATTTGTGTCAGTTGACGTGCACCACTCGACATGGCTTATTACTCCTAACTTGGCATAAAAAAAGCCACCCGAAGGTGGCCGTTAAATTTTTGGCGTAAAAAAACCGCCTTTTGGACGGTGTGATTTAATTTAAGTAACTATCTTTCATATCAATTGACTGTAAATCCAATGGTCACATTCTGCTGCACAAAATCTCCATCTTTACCTGCATCAATCGATTGACCACTCCAGCATTTCAGATGTTGAACACTGTAGTATTCAAAATGAGCAAGCAAAACATCACCTAGAATTGTTATTTCCTGGTCTCCCGTATTAGGTCGAGCAAAACACTGAATTAAGATATTACCAGTACGACGTGTACACGGGGTATCACCAAGACCAACTGTGTAACTTGGCCCCCATTTAATTGTCAAACTACACCACAAACCTTTAGTTGGAACTGTAAAGCCTGGCTGATTGGAATATTTAATTCTTTCTTGAGAAATACCTTTAAAAGCCTCCATACGGTCTACTATGGCAAGTCTAGCTTCCTCTAAAGTCATTTCCATTTTAGCCACCGTACTTTTGAGTAATGTAAGTAAACGTTGTGCTGTAGATGCCTAACGGCGCTTGATCTGACCAGCCATTTTCTAAGCGCTCAGCATAGGGTTGGTTGTTTTGAATATAAATCAAACTACCAAGTTTAAATTTCACGGCTTGAATCGCTGCATCTTGCACGGCATTAGTAGAAGGCTCTCGCACACCGTAATCACCAGATCCAATAGAAACAATATGTGAAGCTCGATAAGCTCCAGTATCAACAGGACTTAGATTAACCAAGGATTGCACAGCATCCATTGTGATTTTCTTTACAAGCTCATCTGCCTGTTTCTCAACTTCAAAACTAAAGCTAGTCGGCTTTACTCCCGTCCACCCCATAGATCATCCCCACTTTAACTTTGCCACGCAATATTCTTGTGCAAAGCCCATCTTTGCGCTTATTAATCTTGTATGGATACTTGAAACAACAAACCAAACCCTGTTCCTCATTCGCCCAAAGAACATGTTTAATTTCATTGTTATTCACATATATTCTGCGATTACCTTTACCATCATTCACGCTATGAAACATTTCACTTCTCGCTTTCTTCATACATTTCAAAAAGGTCTTGAGCGATCGATTGAATTGAATATGCCTCAAATTCTGGACTAGGCTCTTTTTCTCCCATCAACTTCTTAACCTTCTGCCAAACATGAACTGCTTCATGTAAAAGCAGTCCATAAACTTGTATTTGGTCCTTATCCGCTGCTTCACCAATTTGGACAATTACATAAGCACCATCCGAATAAGAACTAACCTGAGCATCTGCACCCATATCCAAAAATTGATCAGCTCTGCCCATATCTTCAAATAACAAATCCATGTGCAGTTGATTTCGAGCAAGCGTGTACTGCACATGTTGGAATGGCGAGATATACCATTCGGGCACATAATTAGGATTAACCATGGTCTACCCTTTAACTTGGCAAAGGCGTTTCTGTGGCCTCTCTACCATCAAATGAGCTATGAATAAAAATGCCATCCTCATATTTGGGATGGCATTCACAATGTATTAATGAATGGGGCTTAAGATCATCGTCAGGCACTACCTGAACGCTGTCATAAATCTTGTAAACTGACCAAGTCATTAAACTTTCCTCAACTGACATTTCCAGCTTGCACCAATTGGGTCCTGTTTAATATGCATGATTCGAAAGGTACCTTGCGCAGTGTTCCATTCATCATCAATCTTTGGCTCTTTGGTAACTTCATTCTGCAGCACAGTAGCTTTTTTATCTGTGGCCAATACTCCAAGGGTCAAAATCTCATATTGATTATATGAACCAAACAAAACCCCACGCCCTTTATACCGCTCAACAATGTCTTCTGAAGTGTTCGTTTTAGGATTCCAATTCGTACTAACAACGCGGTCACATGTAAAGGGATGTACGGCGTCAGCAAGGTCTTCATTAAATGCTTCAGCAATATCAGCCTGAAGCTCTTCACGTAATCCCATTATTTATGCCCTGTATAGTGGAATGCCAAAGCCATTAAAACTTACATTTGGATCTTTCAAATCAAGCGAATCAATATAATCAATTGCGATTTGTTCATAGCTAGAAATGGCTACGGAACCATCCTGGTATTCCTTTTCGGACTCTACCGAATCAGCTTTAACTTTCTTTCGCTTCAGTTGTTGTTCTTTGCCGTTATAAACAACCTTAGCAACAATACCCTTAACAATTTCACAAGCAGCATCTTTAAGCAGGGGATCTAAAGGATCTGGAACAAACCCTATTCGATTTTTCATCCAAACGTTTGCTAACTTAACCAGACGTGCTTTATCACTGTCCGGTGCAAAGTCGCTGCCCAAAATTGAATTTGCATCATCTACAGTGATAAAGCTCATATCATTATTCCTTCGGGATTAATTTAAGAAGTTCTGCTTTATTTGCGGATGGTTTATAGCCAATGTTTTTACTAGCTAAATACTCTTTTAATTGATCATTAGACCAATTTTCATAATCATTGGTTGTTGTTTCATTTGCTTGAGCCATAACAGAATCACCCGCTTCAATTTCAGCGATTCGAGCTTGCATTGCTGGAACGTTATTTTTAAATGCATCAAATTCAGCTTGGATGCTTACCACTTGTTCTTCAGCTGCCTTGGTCGCATTGCCTGCCTGCACCACAGCATCTTTTAAACGTGAATTTTCAGAAATTAACTCCGAACTATCACCACTAGCTTGTTCTAAGATTTCGATTTTCTGTTTAAGTTGAGTGTTTTCTTCCGTCACTTTAATACACTCGGCTTTTGTTTCATCAATGACCTCTTGCAGCTCTGGTGTGATTCCCACAGCGACATCTACTTTAGCAAGCGCACCAGATGAACGTTTATAGTGAAGAGGAACATCACCACCATATTCATCTGCTGGCTCGATTGAAGTGTCAGCAGCAGCTAAGCGCGCATTTCTTAAAACCCAGCCTTCTCCTTGAAGTTTGTTTACATTTACAACCGAAAAATCATTTGTAAAATAGATTTTTTTTGATTTTGCTTTCATTTCATTTTTCCAAAAAAATAGCCCCTAAATAGGGGCTAAGAATTTATTTTGATTTAACCAAAACACCTGCAGTGTCTTTAATTGAACTAGCAATTAAATCCCAGTTTGTTGGCGTACCGATTGAGGCATCATTTGGAGATTTACCGCCGTTTGCCATATCCCATGCATAGCCTTTGACACCAACGCCATAAGTCCATTCACCTTGATATGTATACTTAAGATTTTCTCCACCAGTTGTTGGCACCAATTCCGCATTAAAGTCTTTATTATCTTTAATTACGATAGCTTCTTCGACCAAGCCTAAAGAGTTGAAGTAAGGTGTACCTGCTTTATCACCAACAAGAGCTGGCGAATCAGTAATGACAAAAACGCGGCCGAATGGATCTCGAATTACATTCACACCGTCATAATTAAATAATCGTTCAGTGTTAGCCAAGGCGTTGTCATAAAGGTTGTGAATAGTTGTTGAGTGAACGATCCAAGAGCGTAAAGCTCCAGAACGATCACCCATTCGTCCAGCACCTTTATTTAGCAAGCGGAAACTTGGATCAGCAGTTCCGTCACCTTCTACTGCTGCCGTATTACCTGAAATTGCAGAAACGGTACCGAGAATACCTGCATTCAACATATCCGCAATTTTAGCTTTGCCAAGTTGCTCACCGATGGTTAATGCTGCTAATTCTGGATTTTGAAGAATCCAATGATATTGCTGCACTTCATATTCAATTGGTGGTGTGCCCGCAGCAACTTTCACGGCGACATCAAGCATTTGTTCAAGTCGTTTAGATGCAACCGTACCACTACCATAAGCATTACGACGGCGAACTAGACCTTGAATGGCTTTAAAGGAAGCTTTTAAGTCAAAGTCGCCATTGAAAGGCTCATTGAGAAGAACAATAGTCCCTTGTGAGGCTTCGTTAAACTTATTAACGTCTTGTGCCACTGTTTCTGTCATTGACACATAAGTTTGTTTATTAAATACCTGTAAATCAAAAGGCATGGGGAATTTCTCCTAAATTAATTTTGCTCGCCGACTTGTTTGAGATATGCAATTTTTTCGGCTTCTGTTTTGCAATCTGCTAATGATTTGGCAGTTACGCCACCTTGACCACCTTTACCTTGAAAACCTCCCCCGCTAGCTTGGCTTGGCTTAAGGATTGAATCTTTGAACTGATATCCACCGACCAAGCTTTCTAATGCCTCATCAAAATCAGCAACTTCACCAGGTCGTGCACGTGAAAAGATTTTTTGTCCATCTGGACCGTATGCAATGACTTTGCCTTCTTCGATTTTGAAATTTTTCCCGAATTGAGCTTGGATTAAGTCAGCAGGCACAGACAGGTTGTCTTGAATGTACTTAGAACGAGCAAAACCACCGCCAATAAGTTCGTTATGCAGTTGGGCTTGAAAGTCATCACGCTCCTTAACGATTGGTGCGTACTTTTCTTCAACAGCTTTAATGGCTTCTGCTTTAACCTTTTCGACTTCACCTGCATCAACAAGTTTCTTATCATCAAAGTTTTTTAAAGTTTCGATTGCCTTTTTGGCCGCAGCTGGATCATCAATCCCTTCAAATGCTTTTAAACTTGCTTCAGCTTGTTCTTTAGCAAGACGATGGTTTTTAGATTCATTCCCCAGCTCATCAATTTTCGAAATTGCACGTGGTGCATCAAAACCGACTTCTTTCCCATCATCATGAACATAAACAGGATGGCCTTGTTCATTGATTACTGCGTAAGTCTTACCTTCAATAATTACTGTTTTAAGTTTCATAGGTTTCCACCATTAATTGTTGAGTTTCCACTCGTTTCGCTGTTTGCTTCCGCTTTCAGCAAGCAATAAAAAAGCGCCCCTTAGGACGCTCTATTTCAATGAGTTATTTATGCAATGTTGTAGCCTTCTACACCACGTTTTTGTCGATTTCGAGTGCGTTGTTCAAGCCACATTTGACCTTGTTCAATATTCGTAATCGCGAGTGAATTTTCACGGCAAGGGAACTTTTCATTTAGAACACGTAAACGATGTAAAACAATCGCAAGCAACGCTTCATTCGTGATGCCATTAACTCCTACTTCGTTAACTGGACCAAGTTGAAATTGAATTGGAGTTAGTGTTTCACCAGCTAACACATCATAAAAATGACCTGGTTCCAGTAACTGTTCACCCTCAGGAGTTTTAACAGTTTCATTGTGACTTACGGTAACGCCGTTATCATCTTTATGAATTTCACTTCCAAAAACGACATTTTGAACACAATCAGGTTGATATGAATGTTCAAATACATCTTTTGGCGACCAAGAGATATATCCTTTATGATCCGGATGATTAGCTTTGCCACCATCTTTGTATTCAATTAAATAACCTTGATCACTTGGATTTTCATTTTCAGGAATTTGCCACCCTTGGTATTCATTGTATTCACCACGTGACATAGGCATTGCTAGAACTGATTTGGTGCCAATATAAGCAACCATTGATAAAGCTAATAGCTTTTTAGACATTTTCTTCTCACAAAAAAAGCACCCGAAGGTGCTATGGTTGAAATTTTAATTAGCGTTTCCGCTTTAAGTAATCTTTAAAGTGGTTTTTTCTTTGCCAGTAGATAAGCCCACTAACAACGAAAATTGAAACAAAGATAAATTCTGGACTAATACTCATAATCCCAACTCTTTAAATGTCTGCTCATCCAACTTTCGTAGTTGGTCCAATGTATATAACCGCCCTTCTGGATCAAAGAACTTATCAAAATCAAATTTACCTTCCTTGTAGAGCTGGTAACGCTTCGGCCCTAACCATTCTTTCTGGAAAAATTCATCTGTTTTGTTGAAGAACTCTTTGAAATTGGTATTTGCGTCCAATTTTCCAATCAATTGACTACGCTCATCTTTTGGAATGTCTTTAACTCGTCGCTCATCCATTACAAATGGACGTTGACCACTTAACTCTCCGTCTTTTTCCACTGGCACTAAGATGCTTCGGCAATGCGGATGCAACGGCGGTACTCGCTTGGCTGGATCATTTATTTCCCAAATTGAACCATCCAGAGATGCGCATAACTTAGAAGTTCGACCATCTAAAACACTAACAAATCGGACATATTCAAAGCCTATCTTGTTATAACTAGTTAAATAGGCTTGATTGGCAACATGGCTTCGTACTGTTCTAACCGTACGATCTATATCAGACTTGGTACCATTTAAAATACCATCCTCATAATTAAGCCGTTTGGTACCACGTATACGCTGAATAATTTCCTGATTCGTTTTACCAGTAACTATTCCGTCGCGAATTGCATATTCAACTTTTTGCCGAGCGCTTTCAGCAATTTTAGATAGCAAATCATCCACTAACGCACCGCCGGTAAGTGGCACTTTTTTAGCTGCAGAATAAAGCTTTTCACCATCGGGCTTTTTGATCTTACTGCCGTATAACTTAGCCATATAATTAGCTTCATAAACAGCCAAAGTTGTAGCAGAGATAACAAAAGCTTCAGGCAAACTTGTATTCACACCAGCAAACCACTGGGCTATCAGATCCTTAATTTCCTTGAGGTTTGAAGTTGTATATTTACCACCGGCTAAAGCTATTTTCTCCGACTCATTAAGTTCATCCAATAGATCTCGAAGCTTAGATAACATTGCATTTGTATCTTCACTGAATAGACCTAGCAACTCATTTACAGATTGCGAAGAGGCACGATATAGATAAGCCTGGTGTTGTGTGAGTGCTTCAAATAGTTTTTTAATATCTGCTGCCATCTCACTCTACCTTTTGACCTAAAGTACCTTCATTTTCAGCTTCAACATTCTGTATCTCTACATCATAGTTTTGTTTAGGAAACATTCCCGTTTGGTTATATTCCCACCAAGTTTTAAATGAAGATCGTCCTTGTAATGCTGCTTCATAGAGTTGTCGCGAAAGTTCTGCTAAATAGCCCTGTTTACTGAATTCCTGACTAATTTCAAACATCAGATCGTCTTTATTAAGAACATCAACATTTGCGATTACGTATTTGGCACACCATCGCAAAGCCATTGATAACGCTTCATTCATGTTCACTACACATAGCGATAGAACAGAATGCTGCACAGCATCATCATTGTTTGCTTCAGTAGCTGTTTTGGCAGCAGAACCCTTTTCAATTAAGCGTGCGCCTAATTCTTTCATTTGGCTCCACTTATCTTTCATTGCCTCACGCGCCAAAGTGTTAGGATTAGCTTGTTCGATCCCAATTTTGCCATTTTCAGGTAAAGGTAAAAGAACCTTAGCGCCAACATAAATGCCTCGAGCTTTTGCCTCATCAAACCATTGCCAGCTTACTCCGCTCACATAGTATTGTGGTTGTCCCATATAAAAAACGGACTCTTGGAAGTCCGCACTGTCACGATAATGAGCTAAATTTAGATTAGTTAATGCAAGTAATGGAGGCTTCTTAATTTCTTCAGAATTATCTACCGCACCGACAAAAGTGAATGGAATATAAGACCAAGTTTTACCACTGTAATCAGTTGGAAATTTTTTTGGTCCGCCTTCATATTCTCCCTTGTCATTTTTGGTATAAATCTGAACAGAATAAGCAAAATCACCATTTTCATTTGGCTCTAAACGCAAAACTCTGAATTGTTCACGATCCTCTTTACTGAAACCATCACCTCCACGGGTAGAAACAACCTCACGGATAACAACTAAACAGAGTTTTTTCTGGTTCCCAACCATCATTGAATCCCAGTTAATAACATCAACTGCATTCAATAAGTGAATCATGGGATAAAAATTTTGCTCTTTATATTCCTTTAAATTTCTGGCCGGAATTACGTCTGGATAGTCAACGTATAGAGCACAACGATAGTGCTTCAATAAATGCCGGATACCAGTCTGAGCCAATTGATATGCACTTAAACCAGCACCATTAGCATTTCGCTCTAAATGTTCCAATTCAGGAGTAAACTTAAAACTTGGATCCGTTGCAAATGCTGCTCCTACCAAGCTATTTAACGTGGTTCCTGTTACCTCATAAAACACTGCACGTGTCAGGTAAGAAGAGTAAGCTGCATCATTTTCTGGCGTTTTATCATGTGCGTTAGGTTTCGGTAAGTACTTCTCACGCTTTTCTTTTACAGCATCCTCACCATCACATACATCATCAATTTTTTGCCAGAGTCCTACGTTTTTTACATACTCTGCATGCTTAAAAGTTACGTCACTCATCGAGCAAATCCCATTTTTGCAAAGAAGGCTTCAAAACCTTCATGTAATTCATTAAACGCATCTGAAGCTGCATCCACTTGATCATCATGTGTACCGTTAGGAAAATGACGAAGCTCATCAATAAAGTCCTTATTCCATTCGCCTTTGAGCATACGCACATTTCCTACGTTAACTTGGGCCGCAAATGGTTGTGCCCGTGTGAGTTTGTCACCTGAAATTGATTGGGCTATTACGCTATAACCCGCAAGAAGCTTCACAAATGAATTAGCTTGCGATTTACCAGCTTGACCAGGGTCTTGTGGTAAACGCACAGAAACTTTTTTCCCATCAAGCTTTGCTGTTTGTTCTAAACGCTTATTAACATTGTCAGGCCCAAGCTGACCTCTTGTTACATCGACAATATATGTAAAGCCATCTGCGCCTAGAGCTTCTCGAACACCTACTGTAAAGTCGCCTTCATTTTCAGTTGCCCCAAAGTCCCAAGCCCTCACTTGTTTCAATACATCCGCAGGTAAAGCATCAACAATTTGAATATTGTCAGGCTTAAAAAAACCGCCTGCTGGCGGTGATGGCATTTGTCGGTACTGCCCGGCAAATACATATGGTGCTGCTTGCTCCATTAGCCTCAATTTTTGGATATTGTGTTTTGCTGGCCACAGTGCGGATCCGTCTTCCTGAATAGCTGAAAGACATAGATGCTCCCATACTTCACCGTTACCACCAGCTACAGGAACGCCGTCTTTTCTATCACCTAGCAACCATCCAGCTAAATCATCTTCATGAAGTCGCTGCATAATCACAATGATCGGCGTATCTGGCGAGTTAGTACGCGATTCGAGTGTGTTCTGAAACCAATCAATTACCCCTTCTCGAATAGTTTTTGATGAAGCTTCATGTGCTTTGTGCGGGTCATCAATAATAATGCAGCCGCCAAAGCCTTTACGAAGTTTTCCTGCACCAAAACCGGTAATCGTGCCGCCTGTACCAGTCGCATAGCAGACACCACCTTGGGAAGTTCTCCAGAAGTCTTTAGCCTTACTATCTTCTCGTAATGTAAAGTCCGGAAAGACTTTCTTATAGGCTTCCTCTTGTACCAGTGTCCTTACTTGAAACGCATTATTAGCAGCAAGCATTGCCGAATAACTGATATGAATAAATTCCGAGTCTGGATTTTTACCGAAACACCATGACATGAAATTAATTACAGCAATTTCTGTTTTAGAATAGCGTGGTGGAACGTTAATAATTAACCGCTTTATCTCTCCGCGATAAACTTTCATTAAAGCTTCGCAGATTTCTAAGTGGTGCCAATTTTGCATCCATTTATAACCACGGCGCTCCTTAAACATGTACCTTGTGAAGAAATATAAATCTTCTTGCGCCTCGATCCGGATGGCTTTATCCCGAGCCGCATCAGTACTCATCTAAGACTTCCCTCCGCGCTTTTAAGTAATCTTCCATTGGAACTGGAATTTCTGAATTAACTGTTTGGACTGGTCCGCCGTCTTTGCCTGTAATTTCTTGGCGATTGGTAAATTGCCCGCCAATATCTTTAGCGGCTTGTTCAAGAATTTTTAAGGCTGTTTTGACGTTTCTAGTCTTCTCAAGCTGTCTTTGGTATTGCTTCAATCGGTAGTACTTATTGGCAATTGGAATATCAATTAAGCCTTTATCAAACTCATCTCTGGTTTTTTCAAATAGTTCGACATACTTTTTGCTTAAGTTCTTACCAGCAACTTTTGTAGGGTCATAAGTTGCAACTTGAACACGATCTATATCAACGCCAAACTCTTGTTTTACGAGTTCCGCCACTTCTTGAGGTGTATCACGACAAGCAAGAGACTGAACTATAAAGATTTTCACAGGCTCTTTTAGTGTCGCCATAACTTCCTCATCGTATAACTACGTATAACAAAATGGGCAAAAAAAAGAGCCATTTGGCTCAATTGATTACACAGTTTCCGCAGCATTTTGAAATATCAAGATTCGAAACAAACGGCGGATTTTTTGCGACTTCAATAAGTCGCTTAACATTTTTGCTTGGTCCATAACGTTTAACTACGCCAATAAACTCTTCAACGTCATGACCTGCAAGATAGTGCTTAGGAAGACCAGAACTATCGCTATAAATGATTTCGCCGTCTTCGTCCTTCATCACACCAATGTGATAAAGCTCATGTTCAAGCAAGTAACAGAACTCTGTATCGTTTGCACGCTCACAGAAAGAAGCGTCGACAGTTATTAAGTAAGTTGGCACAAATCCGAACCAATCCCGCATTTGTTGTTCTTGGCGAGCTTTCTTCCATCCGCCCTGTTGAAACATAACCTTTTCACATTGGCCCAACACCATACGTTTAGCTCGTGTATATGCAGAAGATGCCCAAGCAAATGCTAAAAATTCTTCATTATCGTGAAGCAGCTCAGCGATATGGTCATGGTCCGGATTATGTAGAGGACCACCGAGCGTAAGAAAATTAGCAACAACCCATTTCTTTAAATCTGGTGCCGGTATTAAACGGATTGCTTCCTCTTCTTCAGCCTGATCAATAAAATCAGTTGGTGGAAATGGTCTGATCTGATCCATCTTCAATTCTCGCTAATCTTTCTTTGATCAAGTTAATTACATAGCCAGATAAAACTACATCTGGATGGTAGCGCTCAATCCTATACCCCAACTCTTCAGCCTGGTCGTATCGGTCGAGACTCCATGCTTTATTAGCCAACTTTCCACCACGTCCACCAGACCAAGGCCCGCCCTCAATTTCAATCAACAAGCGTAATTTCACAATATGGAAATCAAAGCGCCAATGCTTGGTATGAATGGGTTGAAACTTGCTTTCAAAGCCAATAGCCAAATCTGTTAATTCTTCTTTTAGAGTTGCTTCAGCCTCTAAATACTTTTGTGTAGCCTTAGGCAATGGTCTACTTTTAGGTTTGGTTTTGGGTTCTTTTTTTCTTGTTAGCCAGAAATATTCTTTAGAATCCATTTAACTCACCCAATAAAAAACCGCCACTTGGGCGGTTCTGTTTAAACAACTGTATATAAAGCTCTTGTGTCGGGATGGTAAAAACATCCGTCTGTTCCAACCGAAACTGTATGCCCATCAATCAAGACAGCTTTAACTGCATAACCATTATCTTTTGTAGGCGCATCTAAATTTTCTGTGCTCTTCACATCAACACATTCAGCGATGACTTCAATCTGATTGCCATCTTCATCAGAGATAAGTATTTTTTTAGTATATGTACTCATTTTACTTACCTACATTCTCTTTCATTAATTCCAAAGCTCTCTTCTGCTCTTCTCGGCTTTGATAATTAAATTCATGTCTTTGCCCACCCTTTGTGTAGACAACTAGCTTGTAATTCCCTTCAGGGTTACAAGCAAAGCTTTCAATGCTGGAATATAAAATATAAAGATGGTCATGAGAATAGATCATTATTTTTCCCTTATATTTAATGATTAAAGAAAAAACAATATATCTTAGCCGCTTAACTATTCCAACACATACTTAAGATCATCAGGGCACTTTAAATAAACCCCAAGCTCTACATTGGCAAAAGCATGCAACTTATCGCAGAACTCAGAAAACTGTTTCTTGGTTGCGTCTCTTGAACGCACATGATCTTTGACAAACATTCTGACGATGCGTTGATACTGTGCTGTGTGTATTTTCTTTTCTTCACCATGGAGTGTTTTTATTACATCTCGATAAGCTATTACAGCCTCGTATGCTTCTTGCGTTTCTGCATTATCTCTAAGATAGATCTTCGCTAAAAACTTCTTTTTCATTTCATATTTGATTGACTCAGCACTATCTCCAGTTCGCTTAGCCATTTCTCCAAACCACATATGAAGAAACCTATTCTGAGCCTTTGTCCGATCTTTCTCCTGCGGTGCAATCAATACGACTAAAGGCTTCCCTTCACTCGCTGCCTTGCCATGATTCAAATTAAGAAAGTTAGTTACTGGCGAAATGTCGCAATGGTTTTTAACAACTTGTCGGAATTCCATTTTGACCTCGCAATAAAAACCACTGAAGGTGGCTAAGCTTCTTTATTCACTAATAACAAAAATTCTTCTAATGAGTATTCAGTAAGAAGATACCACTCATTATCAACTGTCATGACAAACCATGCTTCACGATCACATGGTCCTTCCACAATTTCTTTCTTTAATCGTTTTACTTCTTCAGTCTTAATTACCATCTTGCTATTAATTTGTATAAGCATCAAAACACCTCATCATCTTTAATATTAAGCATCTGCTCTGTTTTTTCTAGCCAACCATCAAATAGAGCTTCTGATTCTTGTCTCGTGCCCAATTGATAGGTGTCGAATAGGTGATGGCATTTGTGGCAGAGGGCCACTGTAAACTCATCTGAGGCTTTTATCCCTTTACCCTTGCCATGCTTGCCAGAATTAGAATGAGCTGCTTGTGAGTGAGGATAGCCGCATCTAACGCATGGTAATTTTCTTATTGCAGCCAGTCGCTTTGCATCACGCATGAAGATTACTTCTAATATTCTTCACTTGGTCTTTGTGTCGCTTAATCTTCGCGTCAATTTCAAGCATCTCTTTCGCAGTCATTAAACTACGTGAAAGGTTTTGAAGCTTTTCTATTTCGTTGCACAAAGCATTTAAATTCTTCTTCGCTTCGATTGTGTCCATATACAATCCTGTTTTTAACTTAGATGAAGTGAGCTACTCCTTAGCTTTGATATCCACTTTGGCAAGAGGCTATATCTATGCAGCACACTTCTCTAAATTAAATGGCACGCCATGCAGGACTCGAACCCGCATCAATCACACTAGAATTATGATGTCTTATCCAATTAGACGAATGGCGTAAAAAATAAAAGCCCCGCCAATAACTAGTATTCAGCGGGGCCATATATGCCGTAATCCGTTCGGCAAAATTGAGAGGCGCCCCAACAAAGCACCTCTCGCGAGATAAAAGTTAAACTCGTATATTCCAGATCTTAACGGCGAGATTTACCACCTCACGTTCATTTTCCCAGTCAACATAAAGTCGCTCTTCATTTAAAGGATGATCGGGCCAATTGGTTATTCTTGTGCTTGGGCACTGTGATCCACACTCATGACAATATGCGCGAGCCGACCAAACTACTCCATGCTCCTTTAAATCGGTTGATTCGGTGTCAACCGCTATCCCGTGATCATAACCACAGAATGGACAAGGCAACCCTTCAACATCTGGGCGCATATTATTATCTTGATCAGCGTGCCATGTATTGCCCATTTTTGATTCTCCAGAAACGCAAAAAGCCCATCAACTCAATGACAGGCTTTAATCTAGTTTCGCCTTCTTGCTTATGTTGCAAGGGCTACCAACTAATCCAGTGATGCCTTACTTACACTTCGCACCACTCTAACATAAATATGCCATATAACTTGCGCAAGGTCAACCTGATTACTTGTCTCTATTCTTTAAGTCAAAACGAATGAATGGGTATCTACAATGCATAGCTGCCAAACCGCAGCGAACATCTTCACGAGCATCGTGTTGGGTACGGAGGATGGTTGGGTTATCTACACGCCCTACTTTAATCACCATGTCTGACCATGAGTTACCATAAAGATAGCGATCAATCACAGCATCAAGCCACTCATCAAGGATTTCAGACTGCCCTTGCATATCCAAGATAAGACGCTGAACTGCACGCGCTTCATTGTCTGTGATTTCACATGTTATACGCCCACGCCCTTTAGGGATAACTGGATCATCTGAACACAGCCAATCAGCCATGATCTGCTCTTTGCCTTTCACTTCTTGCTTACGCTTCTTAGTAGCCTGATCCATAGCGACAGCAATCGGGTTTATGCTCTTTCCACAAGTTCCAGAATTTGAGTACATCCAAGCCCCAAATTGATAAAGCCATTCTTCTAGACTGTATTTGGTCCAGTCCGTTGTTTGCATAATGTGATTTACTGCCGCATTCATACCGTCACCTACTTACCAAATACTGTCATCAAAACTATTGCCACCATAAGTACCGAAAAGATAATTACGACAGCCTTGTTGTAGTCCATCTCTATCCCCTTACATCCAAATACTTACCAACTTGCCGATTGAACCGATTACGATTAGCAGCAATCCGAAGAGAATGTACTGCAAGCCTTTGTCATCCTTTAGTTCCATCACGCCACCTCAAATCATCAAATACTTTTTAATTTCATCTATGGCTTCATCTGCACCGAAGCAGACTTTGCACATGTAACCTTGTTCTTCTAAGCGTTGAATCATGAGTCTTTGACTTGGCTGTAATTTCCCTTTCTTTGACTTCAACTCAATCCACAAACCATGAACTTCACCATTTGGAATGATAAGTTGAAGGTCTGGAACACCAGCCTTTACGCCTAACTTCTTGAACTTTGCAGCTTCAATTATGTTTCTTGAGCCACCATTAGGAATATGGAATAAGTAATCACTCAAACGACCTGAACCATACTTCACACGATGCGCCCAACTCATGAGTGTCATCTGTTCTTGATCTTCTGTAGGCACTCTATTAAATCGCTTAGAACGAGCTGCCTTTTGTGACTGGACCCTTTGAGCCTCTTTGAATGTTGTCATAGCTCAATCCTATGGTTGGTTAGGCTTGCACCTTTTGAGATGGCCTCTTCTGCTTTCTTGCGATGTTCATCGTATTGATCCCCCTTGAGCACTTGCTCTAAATAAAATACAAAGTCATCTGCTTCTCTGTAGCTGTGTTGGTGATAGTCATGAATCAGTTGCTTGATTGCATCCACCCTCTTTTGCAGCTCATCCACTTTTGTTTGTCTAGCTGCATACATTGCGCTTTGGCCATCTGTGTACGCATCGTTCAATCTCGACTTCATTTCAGCGACTTGAAGCTTTAATTCATCCACTTTGGTTTGTTGGTGCTGCCATGACTCCCAAATCCACCGAATGGCACAATAATCATAAGTGTTAGATTCTTGATCAAATCGTCGTTCAATATTCATGAACATGTTGTTGTCATCTAGCCACTTCTCAAACTCTTCTCTACACTTATCCATTGTTCACCTCATAAGATTCAAAGAAGAACTTCACTGGTTTTTGAATGAACTCAACCAATCCAAAACGCATTAAATGGCGGATTTGAGAACAATCACGGGGTACTTGAATATCGCGATAATGAGCTAAAAGATTTCTCCACGACTCCAAAGACAATGAACGCTTGTTGTGATTACAAGCAGTACATGCTGGCATTAAGTTTTCGTATGTATCGTTTTCGGGTTTTTCTGGTTTACCCGTAGTCAAATCACGTACCACAGCTTCCAAATGATCTGCATGCCACTTATCACCAAGTAACTCACCGCAATAGGCACAATGGCCACCGAACTTCTGCTTAAGCTCAGCACGTTGTTGTTTATTCAGTTTCATGCGTCACGTACCTCGCAATTAGGCGAAATGTGGTTTTCTGGTTTGTCTAGGGTTTCTAATTCCCCCGAATCCGAGGGTTTATCAATGCGGTGACCTGCTGCGATTTCTTCTGGGGTGGCGTGGCGAATGTCAGATTTAAATGAGTAGCTTTTCCGCCCATTTGGCATGAGCTGAACTTTTGTTATTGATCCTGACATCTCATAGATTTTGTACAGCCCTTTGTTAGAAAACTTAGGGTGAACTACATAATCCTCGACTTTAAACTCACTCATGTCTGGCTCCTTTGTTATATAGCTTTTTACGCGCCAACCACCACAACACAACCGCCCCGCAAATAGCGGCTGTGAAAAATGAAATGAGTAAACCCCACGCTAAAATCTCGAATTTGTTCATACATTCGCCCCTTCAATTAACTTAAGAATATTTCTAGGAATTGGCATACCTTCACGACGGCACATCTCTGCGTATTCGTGCGGATTGTCAAAAGGATCTGGACCTAGCTCTTGTTTGAGTTCTGGCTCTTTTTCCTTAGCCTTAAGCTTTTGTACTGGTGCAGGTTTACGACCATTGATTTTTAAACGTTCCATCAATGATTGGAGATGCTTTTGCGCTTCGTCATTGCTTACTGGGGTGTGTTCAGGTTCTTTATGCTCTAGTTGTAGCGGTGGAGTGTAAAACTCTTGCTGACGGCCTTTTAACTGAGCTTTAGCCACCATCACGTTGTATGTCCCGAAGAAATTATCTTGAGCTGCTCGCATTTGGCCTGCTTCGATCAAATACATAACCTCGTCTAAGGCGTACTTAGTGATTTGGGTAATAACCACGGAACGGTCAGTTGTAAACTTACATGCGCGAGACCAAGCTTCTTCTGGAGACATCCAACTTTCACCGATACACCAGGTGCGAAACTCGGCAAATGACGGCATAAAGCGTCCACCTGCTGTAAGTAATCGAGCAAGTGCGTTGTTAAATTGGTTTTGTTGAACGCCAACCAGTGTTTTAAGTGCGATTTGCTCAACCACTGACAGAGGAATTGCACTTTCGCCTGTTGCTGGAAATTGCTTATTGAACTGAGCAGCGTAAACAGTGCGAAGAGAAGCGATTAATTGACGCACTTCGTTCAAGGTAATCTCATGCATGACCTACCTCCTCAATCATTGGAAACTTTTTTGCTGGGGTTACATCCACGATTTGAGATTCGCTCTGTTCTTCAAAAAGATTAGCGAAGTAACCCGACTCTTGTGGTTTTTGACCGGTTGAAGTGATTTGCTCTTGTTTCTTGCGGTTTGCAGCAACTTGTTTCTCGTTGTTTTGAACCCAAGAGAACCACTTAACCAACCAGATGCTTGGTGTATTCAACGAACTTGATTCGTTTGCAAAGTACCAGTCACCGAAATTTTGAATCATGGTTCTCAAGTCGATTTCAGGTACCGAAACAAATCTTTGTTGAGCAAGTGAAATGAAATCGTATTGAAACTCGCTGTATTCAGAAATGAATTCACGCATTGAGTAACGCTTGTGATCATCGATCTGATACTGAGCAAATTGAATTGGAGTTAATTGCGAATTTTCTCCACGCGTATTACTACTACTATCTATATATTGGTTATCGGTTAACGGTTTATGGTTAAGGTTTTTTTGGCTTTCACTTTCAGAACCCAAAATTAACCCACTGGGTTTTTGTGGGTTTTCAGAATTAACCGAGTCGCCTTCACTTTGGTTTTCTTTTGGTTTTTCCTTACGTGGACGCCCACCTTTCTTACCATTTTCACGATTTTTATCCCCTACTTTTTGATAAGCGGCGATTTCTGAATCACAACGTTTGTTGTGAAACCCGTCTTCCTCTTCCACAAAAAACTCTTGCAGCACAATTAATACTGCATCCCTTTCTTCTTGGGTATTTGCACGTAACCGACGAAAAACCGACTGGGTTTCTTTGGGTAATGGTTTTTCATTCAAATAATAAAAATCGAGAGCACGGCGATAAAAGCACTCTTCAACTGGGCTAAGGTGCGCTGTAGCAACCATAAAGTCGCTGATATGGTGGAGATATTTATACATCAGTGACTGCTCCTAATTTTACAAGACCGCGCATTTCCAACTGACGAATAATTCTTGGAGGAATAAATTCGTTGTTGATTTTGTAGCGAATACGAGACTTTTCTTTCACCTGAATTAGTTTGTGCCCATCCTCCATGAGACGGCGAACTGCTATAGCCTGCCCCCCCATATGGGTTAATTCTTCAAGTTGATAAAATCTTTCCTGAGCCTCAATTGCGGCATTCATAACTGAAAGTGGCATAGCTGCTAATTCTTTAGCCGAATAGATCTTTACTGGTTGTTCCAGTGGAATTACCACCTCTAGCGGTGTGGTGGAAACGGAAATATCCTGTTTTCTTCTTTCCGTATATCTCACTTTTCACCATCCTTTGGCTTAACATAGCCTCCAAAAGAATCAACCAAACACGCTTTGGTTAAGCTGGTTACAATCTGCTGTGCCAACCACTGCGTTATGCGAAATTGACGAGCCATAGCCTCTGAAAATTCAACTTTGGTTACCGCCGCATTATTTTCGTCATAACCTTTGTTACGTAAATTTTGCTTTTTCACCTCAAATAGGTGCCCAAGTACTCGCAATGCAGGCTCATAAAAAGATTGGATTTCACTTTGCTGACGAGAATCTTTGATTTGCTGTGTAAAGCTGCTCATGACACCTCCGCTAATGCTTGCTCAGCGCTTGTTAGGCGGCGTTTGGCATTAAGTTCTGCAACTGTTGCGGTGCGGATTTCTTTTGAAGAAACCAGAATCAAATGATTCTCTGATTTGATAGTCCACAACCTGGTCAAAGTTTTGTTTTTAACTTCAAACAAATCATTTGATTTAAAACTACGGCACTCTTCAGTAAGTACCACTACATCACCCACTAAAAACTCTTGTAAGTTGTGTTTGGACGTTTGATTTGATAAATTAGTTTGCATATTCATGGGTTCCTAAATTTGTGAATTAAGAAGCCTGATCTTGACCATCAGGCTTTTTTATTGCGTTCTCTCCGAACGGATTGTTTTCTTTGTTCATATAAATCAAAACGTTCTCTGGGTATTCCAGATACCTGTGACATAAGATTCTTGTCATCTTCACAACGCTTCATATCCAGAATGGCTAACCATCTTAAATACTGGCTGTTAGACCAGCCTCGTTCATATGCTTCCCTTGCCACATGCTCAGCTACAGGCTCAGATAAATGTGTCGGCATGCACACCGTCTTTTTTGCACTTGGCTTTTGTTTGGTCATGGTTGTTCCTAAACTGATATTTGTTCATGAGGTCAGTTATGCTATAGACGACTCTGGCTTAGCATTCTCAAGTAGCCATTCAGCCGTAAACTTTCCACCGCTATTAATTGCAAGTATCTGGGCATATTTGGTTTCGCCCGTATATTCAGTTCTTGGTAATACCCCTCGTTTTTCCATCTTGCTCATGGCCATGTATGTACGGTTTAGTAACGCTGCTGCTTTAGATCGACCACCAACAGCATCAAAAGCATATTTAATGGGATTCAAAGTTAAATCTCCCTTTTAATTGATTTCACCAAAATTAAATCATAGGTTTAATTTTAATACAATCCATGATTGCTTCTATTTTTTTAAATTTCCAATAGAATTTTAAACCAAAGGTTTATTTTATTAATGATTATGGAATCTATAGCTGAACGCATCCAAGCAGCACTTGATTATGCAAATCTAAAATGGTCAGCAGCATCTCTCAAATTGGGACTATCAGCTCAAGCTGCATCTAACTGGAAAAAGGGGAAAATTGGTAAGGAAACCCTGAAAGAGCTAGCGGCTTTAACTGGAGTAAGTGCCGGATGGTTGCTAGATGGTTCTGGATCAATGATCGAGTTGGCTGACAATCCTGAGAATGCTGATGCATATAGGCCAGTTATGGCATGGGAAGCACCGGATGACCTCGATCCTAATTCTTTTATGATTATTCCGCATGTAGACGTCAAGTTTTCCGCAGGTAATGGCCGACTGGTTGAATTTGAGCCAACAACCAGGATGACGGGATGCGCACAACGCATGGAGTGGTTTCATAAGAAAAAAGTTTCACCTAAAAATCTTGTAGAAGTGGATGTTGATGGTGACAGTATGGAACCAAGGATACCAAGCGGCAGCGTTGTAATTATCGACAAGTCTGTTAATAGACTAGAGCAAGTTCAGAACAGAAAGGTGTATGCAATCAGGTATGGTGATGAACTAAAAATCAAAAGATTATCTCGTAGATATGACGGAGCCTTGATTATTGATAGTGATAATCCTAGCTATGAAAGAGAGATCGTTGAGCCGCAAGACTTGGAGCATATTGGCATCATTGGTAAATATGTTTCTCATTCTTATGATGGTGAAATTTAGGCGAGCTAAGTAATTAATTTTTAAAGAAAAGATGGTATTATGATCGCAACACTTAATAAATCCAAAACTGCGCTAACGATTAATCGCCAAGAGTTCAAATTAGCATTAGGTAAAATTGGCGAAGGTATTGAAAAACAAATAGCCTCACTTAAAAAAGCCAAGCAAAGTTATGACGCTACTGAAATGGCATGTGAGGTCATTAATGAAGCAAATATCTTTGAGGCTATAATCGAAGGATTTAATGAAGCTGAAGGTACTAATTTAAAACTATCAGATATAAGTAATTTGGAGCAAGCGCAAGGCTGGGTTGATGATTTTCTAGAAAAGTACAGCACTTGAAAAGGTAAATAAGAAGAAGTTGATGAGGTAAGATTCGTAATGAATAAAAAATATATGCCACCAGAACTTTACGAATACAGGCATCTAACAAGCACTGAACAAATGGCAATTCATCAGATGCTTATTTCTTATGTTCGTGAAGATCACCGCTTCAATATCATCATGATGGGGGCTGCGGAGCCTTACAACTTAGTAAAGATAATCAGTGTGAATTTTGAAAATGAAGCTGCAGGTATATGGATTCACTTCGAAACTATTGTTGGTGAAAAGCTGGCCTTGCCTATTGATTTCATTTCAAGAATTGAGTTTTCAGGGCAGCAGGAAATTTAATAAAAAAGATTAGTTTAAGGTTGGAGGAATATTAGGAAATGAAGTGGAATCCACAATATGCAAAAAATTGAAGTTAACTCCCGTAATATCAGCCATGTTCTTTATCAACACTTCTTGTTGACGGTAGTGCTTAGAACAGGTGAAAGGTTTATTTACAGACTTCTAGAAGCAAGCACATTCAAAGAATTTGTCGATTCAGAAGATAAGGACAAATTTTACAGAAGCCATATTGAAGCTAATAAAGAATTTAAACGGATTCAGCTTTTTGTTTAATTGAAACAGTGAACCCGATATGACTATTTAAGGTTATGTCACCTTTTTTTTATAAATAAATTATGAACAAAATATGTTTCAAAAAATCATAGAAAATATCAAAGCATGGTACAAGGGCGATCCCGGTGATATGAGATGGGACCCACGTACCGATACTTATGTAGGCACAAGAAAACCAAGTAAGCATTGGGCTGCAAATTTATTATCTCATCTCGCTGATTTTTTCTTCTTGATAGCTAAATCAATTAAAAAACACCCCAGCACCTTCATAACTCAGCTTTTAGCATTCATTGCTATCCTTGTTTCGTGTTTTTCTATTTATCTTCAATATTATGTAGATGATGATGAGTACAAACGCTGCACCATAGCACATACCAATAATCAAGAGATTACATTGAAATGTAAGAAATGACATTGCTAAAACAATAAGGCTCATTGCCATTGTTAAATAATTAATTTCATTTTTCATAAATTTACCTGTCGTGACCCGAAACGATCCTTTAAAACATATCGGGAGGAGAGAAAATGCTTGAACTTACTGTAATTGATGTTTCTAGTGACAAACCCGAACCTTTATATGCAAGACAATTTACGACACACCCTCGTATTGGTGAATGGATCGATATAAATATTGATGAAGAAAGTACAATGTTTGAGGTTGTTAAGGTTGCTCACTCAACAAATGGTGGCGACTCTGATTTGTACGTAAAGCGTCTAGGGTTAGCCTTTGAAGTTGTTCTGGATCTGTGCAATAAAAATGATTAGCAATGTTTTGGTAATCACCATTTAATTGACTTGGGTTAGTAATGATTACCCCTATAAATTGATGTCCAGTAATTGATGAGTTGCTTTCAATCTGTAAAAGCTCCCCTTTTTTTGTAATAGCAATCATCTCAACAAACTCCATCTAACCCACCACCACGGTGGGTTTTCTTTTGTCTATTAAATCTAAAATTTAAAATAAATTCAATCTTAGGTTTAAATATCTATTGCATCAAAATTAAATCTAAGGTTTAATAATTTTCACCAGATAACAAAAAAGCACACCGCCCCTCCCCAGGTCCGATGTGCTTTGCTATATGCGAGATCAATTATGAACGTAAAAGCTCCTCCTTTCAACTCATTTGCATTTGTCAGCATGGCTGCTCTTGCAATCTCTGGTGGTTCTTTAGTTGCTTGCCAATTGCAACCAGCTTTCCAAACAAAAGAAGCCCCTTCTCTATTTACCCCTAAGACTCAACCAAGTACTTACGGTGTGTTAACCGCAAAAATCACAGGTAAACATTCTGGCGTTGCCGTCATCAAATTAGATAGCTTCCGTTTAAATGTGAGCTTTGATTTTGAAGCCCATCCTGACAGCTACGGCGTTCCGGGTTCTGAATTCACCGCTGTTGATATTACACAACTCACAGTAAATGAAATCACTGATGTTAATGGTAAGTCATATAACGATTTCACCGAATTTGAAGACATCCGCAACATCAATGGCCTTCTAAAAGGCTTCATCGAACGTAACAAGTTGGTGGAGGCTTAAAGATGACTAATTTCAAAAAACACCCTGACGGCTACAAGTCTTATTTGGGTCGTGATGATAAGGGCCTCTACTCTGTTCGCATTGGCTGGCAAGTGTACGCATCTAATGCTAATGGCTCAGTTCTTTACAAAGTTAAAGACGGAGTTAAGACGCCTTTAAATGTGTCTAAGTTCCAAACTGAATATCCGAAAGTTTGGAATGAACTCACACAAGAAATCGATTTTCAACGCAGAAAGCAGCTCGCTATAAAACTGCGTGAAACAAATATCCCTACTTATGACCGCAAGGCTTATAAAACTAAGCGCGGCTTCACTGGCTCAAGATAAGGATAATAAAATGGCTCTACCGATTATTACTGCTGACCAAACTTTATTGGTTCAAGCAATTATTGTGTACCTATACGCTGATCCGGGTTTAGGTAAATCATCGATGGGTTTTACTGCGGAAAAAGCAATTTCTTTTGACTTTGACCGTGGTGCTCACCGTACTGGTGAATTACGTCGAGGTGCGGTTGTACAGGTTCAACAATGGAGTGATGTTGCAAACCTTACTCCGCAGGACTTAGCACCATATAAAACCGTAGTCATTGATACCGTGGGTGCAATGCTTGAATGCATTAAAACCCACCTGTTACTTACGGCAAATAACCGTCAAAAAGATGGTTCTTTAAAGTTAAAGGCTCAAGGTTTAGCGAACCAAACGTTCAAGCAATACATCAATACTTTGATCAGTTTAGGTAAAGATGTTGTTTTCATTGCACACGCATCAGAAGATCAAAACGGTGATCAAATTATTTACCGACCAGATCTAGGTGGTAAAAACCGTAACGAGCTTTACCGTATCGCAGATGTCATGGGTTATCTAACAACTGTTACTACTGGTGAAGGTAAAAATGCCCGCGTTATTAATTTCAAACCTTCGCCTACACATCATGCGAAAAACTCAGGTGCTTTAGGCGGTGAAACCGGTGAAGTATGGGTACCTGATCTTAAAGCACACCCTACTTTCTTGGCTGACCTGATTACTCAAGCTAAAGATCACATTAACACCTTAACGCCTGCACAACTTGCAGCAGCTAAAGCCCAAGAAGAGCTAGAAAACTGGAAACAAAGCTGTGAGGAAGCAGAGCATGCAGGTGACCTTAATCAATTAACTGAGTCGCTTGATAAAGAACACATGTATTACCAGAACATGCGTCAAGCAATGTTAATGAGGGCTAAAGCATTGAATTGCACGTTTGATAAACAACGTGGCACTTGGATTAGTCCCCCTGAATTTAACGGCATCTCAGATCAACAAAGAGACGAACTTCAAAACTTTATTGCTGAACGTGGCCTAGACGTAAAAACAGTATGTGAGCACTTAGGTATCGATGCCCTTATTCAAATTGAAGCAGCAAAACTTAAGGCAGTTAAACAAGACATTGAAACATTAGCTAAAACGGGGATGACAGCATGAATAATCTAATCACTGCAGCTGAAGCATTTGCAGCTCTTCAAAAAGGTAAAACTGTTCTTTGTCGTCCTATTGGAGACATGTTGGACTTTTCTGACTTAGATCAATTCCCCGCTTCTGTTTTTGGTAAACCGGGTTTTGAATTCTGCATCAAAATCGAAACTATTGAGCTGGCTGGCATTACATTCACAAAGCCATTAACTATTGATGAGTATGAAGAGGGTCAGGAAGTTTATGTAATCAGTACATATTCACCTACGGTTTATGTTTTAGATTTCAAAACTAACGCATTAATTGATTCTATTAACAGTGGCTTCGTTCAACGTGATGCAGAAAACGCCAAGCTTCAATTAAAAGCACTGTCCAAAGCGTTAGGTTTTGAAGTTAATGATGACTTAAGTGTTATTCGTCTTGGTGAGGAACCTAAAAAACAGAGAGGCAAAAAATCAAAAGCAGAAAAGCCTAGTGAAGTTATTTCTGCAGAAACTCAACCAACAATTGTTATTACCGAACAAACAAATGTCACCACATCTGAGGATCTGTTAGTTCCAGAAACTAACGAGCCTAAAGTAGATCCTGAATATCAGAAGGCATTAGATGCTCTTCTTCAGCGTGTAAAAGAATCAAAAACACCTGAAGAGGTAAATGCTGTTTATCGATATACCCGTACGTGGAATGACAAACAAATGGAACCTCTCCTCCTTGCCACTCACAAACGACTTGAAGAGCTAGAAAAATCTAAGGCACCTGCAAATGAACCACCTTCACTAATGGTTCAGATCCAAACTGCACCGGACCTTACAACGTTAGATGCTTTGGAAATAGATGTGGCTGCACGAGATCCACAGATTCAATCACGACTCATGGATTTTGTTAAGAAACGCCGCTTTGAATTAGAAAATGCGGCATCAAACGAACCAGATTATTTACTGGAGGAACCTTTCTAATGTCGAAACAAATTACTCCAGAGTTTCTTTTCGAGCCAAAGCTGCTACCAATGCAGCTTTTCGAAAAGTTCATTGTGTTCAACGTAAATGCTGGGTATCGCGGGAAAGGTACACCGCTCGGCGTGAACTTGATTAAAGGTAATAAAGCCACCCTTTCAGTAAGCAACGAAGGTGTGATGAACAAAGCAGCTCAAGAGCGATACAAGCTAATGCTTTTGAAATATTTCAAAGAAGGTCGCTCTGCAATGGATGAGCTGGATCATGAAGTTAAACGTATTTATAGAATGGTGGCGTGAATGATTGATTTGAATAAGGAAAGAGAGGCGCTTGTAGCTCAAATTGAAGAGTTTAAAAAAGATGCTATGGAGTTATGGTTTGTTCCAGACCTAGCCAAATCGTATAAGAACATGGATATGTTTATCTACTCCATCGTTGAAAATAATAAAGTCTTCTTTATGCGTGAACAGGCTCGACAATTATGGAGTTTTTGGAATAAAGCCAAAGCTCAGGCGGTGCCAGTATGGATTTCAGTTGATGATCACATGCCTGAGTCATTACGAAATGTGCTTGTTTTGTTAGATGCAAACCCAGCTAAAAACCAAAACCAAATGGTGGCTCATTTCATTCCTAAGTTCACTGAAGAGTATCACGGTGATGATGATTGGTATGACTATGACGAAGATCGCGGCTGCGGTTATGTCAAAGAAGGATGGTATGCAAATACGGCTTACATTGGTGATGAGTATTCTAGTTATTTTATTGAGGAAAAAGTAACTCATTGGAAGTCACTAAAAGAAGCAAGCGAATCGGGAGCTGAACAATGAGCATAACTCTTAATGGTCACCAATTAAAAAGCCTTCTCGAATTTGTAAATCCAGATGGTGAAAATGATTTAGATCAACTTGAAACTGAACTAACTATTAAATTTTTTGAAGATGGGCACAGTGGCAAAGGCTATTACTTTTGGATGACCGAATATCCAGAGGAAGGCAGCATGTTGTTGGATGTTGAATCGGGAGCTGAGGAATGAGTGAATTATATAGCAGTCAAGCTGTCAAAGATGTTCTTAATGAAAGAGAACGTCAGATCCAGATCAAAGGCTGGACAAGTGAACATGATGATGTGTACAGCAAAAATGAACTTACTCGAGCTGCTGTAAGTTATACAACTAATGTTATCCACAGAGGGTGGACTTTCCTTGCTAAACCTGCTGGCGTCTACCAATCCGAAGAAGCGCCAGAATACTGGCCTTGGGATGATTGCTATTGGAAGCCAAAAAGCCCAAGACAAGATTTGGTTCGTGCAGCCGCTTTATTAATTGCGGAGATTGAGCGTCTTGATCGAGAAGTTAAAGCGGAAAGTAAGGAGGGGTGAAATGACTGCAATTGCGAATATTGGTAGCAACTTTGTTGTTGCGTTACCGCCATCAGAAATTTGGCTTAATGATTTACAAGCAGCAGAATATTTAGGCTATAAAGATGTTCACTTTAAGGCAGCAGTTTGCTGCCTGCCAACCTTCCCTAAACCGCGCTATGTTATTAAGTGCGGTCAAGGAAGACGCTGGAACTTGGCAGAGCTATCAAACTGGTTGAATGAACAATCGGATGATGAGCCAAAGAAAGGACGACCACGCAAACGAGGCTAATCTAGCCTCGTTGCAATTTCGCTTGCAGTAGCATTGTAGTAAATCATTAAGCTTCTTAAGTCTTTATGTCCAATCATACGGGCCAAGTCTAAAACTTCTAATTTTCTTGCAAGGCGTGTACAAGCTTCATGGCGTGTGTCATGAAAGTGCAAGTCAGTGATTTGACATCTATCTCTCAATTTACGCCAAAGCGTATCAAAGCTTTGGGAATTACAAGTAAAGACCTGCTTTTTATCAAGACCTTTTAATAAAGTAAGCAACTCAACTGCACGCTTAGATAGTGGTACATTTCGTTTAGTACCATTCTTTGTTTCATTTAAAACTAAATATCTATCTTTTAAATAAACACGATCCCAAGTTAAACCAACAATCTCCCCGGCACGCATTGCAGTTTCAATAGCGAATAGGAAAGCAATAATAATTTGCTGGGTAGAGTTTACCGGGACATTGTTATCCCAATTTGCGGCAAGACATAACCTATCAATTTCATCTTGGGCAATTCGTCTATCACGGTGCTTTGATGGTGGGGGTAAAGTCAAGTCGGCCATTGGGGACTCTTTAATCCACTTCCATTCTTTTCGGGCAACAGTAAATAAAGAAGCCAAGATATTAGCTTCACGACGAACTGTAGCGCCCTGCACTTCTTTTAACCGGGAGTCGCGCCATTGAACTAAATCATCTGTAGTGACTTTGGCTAATTGTTTTTGACATAACTTTTTATACTCACGTTTAAAGAAAGCCATTCGTTTGACTTCATTTTCATGAGTTTTCTTTTTTATGCTTACTTCATTTAAATAGCGTTCTATAGCTTCTAAAAATGAATGGTCAGGAAGTTTACCATGCGATTGTTCGCGTAATTGAGTCTCACGTTTTGAGGCCCAAGCTCTTGCTTGTGCTTTTGTATCAAAGGTTGCACTTTCGCGAATTCCGTTTACACTTATCTCGGCTCGCCATGTATCGTTGCGTTGTCTAAATGAAGCCAT